CTTTCTCCATTAGCTGCTTAACGAAAGGTACCTTAGCGTGATAAGTATTAAATAGTTCTGCTGCTTTGTCTTTAGTTACACCTAACTCTGCTTGAAGTTTTGTTTTACCCATACCATAGAACAATCCTAAGTTAATAGTTTTAGCCTGGGTTCTAGGTATCTCTGCCATGTCTGCTACAGTCTGGTGAAAGTCTGAGTCAGGATCATTTTCATATGCGTCTACTACATCATATACAGATGGCAACTTATACAAAGCTGCGTAGTGTACTACGAGTCTTGGTTCTTGTTGTGAGTAGTCAAAGCATCCCCATTTACATCCATCTTCGGGAATGAATAGTGACCTAATTTTAGGGCCAAGATCCTTGTTTCTAGCAGGTATCTGTTGCAAGTTAGGATTTTGATAACTAAATCTTCCTGTAACTGTACCGCCTCCTGCATTTCTTAACTGATTAATCTCTGCATGTATCCTACCTTTGTGTTGGTGTCTTAGAATAGAATCAATAAAAGTTGTGTGTGCTTTATTTACCTCCCTAGCTTTAGCAATCATGTTAACGACAGGGTGTTTATGTTCCTGTAAAAAGTTCTTGGTAAAGCTTGGAGCTTCGGTTTTATCTGTTCTAGGGTATTCTAAACTTAACACATCAAAGACTTCTGCTATACTTCTAGCTGCCCATATCTGTGTATCAATATTAGTTTCCCTTTTAATTTCATGTAGTAGACTGTGTTCTTGTTTTATTAAATCTTTTTTAAGTCCTTGTGCTCCCTCTACATTTACACGCACACCTTTAAATCTCATGTCAACTAAGCAAGGAAATAGATCTGTTTCTAAATTAAATATATCGTCTAAGTCTTGGTGTAGTATTTCTTTTTTCATCTCTTGCCATAAACCATACGTGGCTACAGCATCTCTCTCTGCATAAGAACCAACATGTAGTGAAGGTAATTTGTACATCTCTGACTTAGGGTCAATACCCCACTGAGCTGCTGCTTCCGCTAATGCTGCTTCGTTCTTACCATAACCATTATATTTCCATGACAAACTATTTAAATCATATCTAAATCTATTTTCATCAGTCACAGCTGCGGCTATCATTGTGTCTACGATTCTGCCATTAATTTTAAATCCTAATGCTCTTAACCAACAAACATCATACATTGCGTTGTGAAATATTTTTATACTATCTGCTAGTAAAACATCTTTAAGCCATTCTAAAACTTTTTGTCTGTCCATGTTTCCACCACCATAATGTGCAATAGGAAAGTATCCTTTGTAGTGTGAGGTTGCTACAGCAATACCTATAACTTCTCCGTTACCTACAACAGCTCCTGATCCTTTTTTAATAAGATCTGGATCTCTTGTCTCTAAGTCAATAGCTATCTCATCAACTTGTCTAAGGTCTGGAAACTCCGTTGGTATGTTCCACTCTGTCTGTGCTTCGAACTTTGGTATTTTCATATTTTGCTAGCTTCCTTTTTGTAATGTTGAGTTGAATAGTTTTTATTTCTAACTTCTTTTTTAATTCTTCTATGATCAGACGTAACTTTAGATGTGTGTTGATTCCTATCTTCATAATCTCTTTCCAATATCATTTCTAGATAATGAATTGCTTTTTCTATGTCTTGTTCCTTTCCTTTCGCTGCATGTCTGCATATATATTTTATAGCTGATCCCTCTGCAAAAGGCAACCTGTTCTTGTTTATAAACTCACTCGGCTGCATAATCATATTTTTATAATGTGATCCTCCGATTTGTTTTTTGTATGGTTTAAATGTCATATCCATTCCACTCCTTTTTTGCTTCCATGATGTATAAGTTTTGTTTTGTACGTGTTA